GTTCGTTGATATGTGTAACGAGTGTAGTCGTTTCTTAGTTGAGGATGACTTGACTGCGGTAGGAAACATGGACTATGCTAGTCTTAGTGATCTAGAGGAGATACGAGATGTCGAAGATGGGACGTTGGATTATGACGCAGGAACAGAACAAGGAGATGAGGGATGGTGGTAGTCAACTATCAGAAAGACAGAAACTTGATCTCGCCTACTACGAATACTGTGTTCTTAGACATAGAGGCAGACGGCCTGAACCCTACGAAAGTACACTGCGTGGTTACCAAGAGACCGAACGAAGCTCACTTGACCCACTTATCTAGGAGGAGTTTAGTCGATGAACTGGCGCGTGGTGGACAGGTTTGTGGGCATAATCTTATTGGGTATGATCTTCCTGTACTTAACAGGCTATGGTCTATACGCATTGATCAAGACAGAGTTGTGGATACACTGGTTCTTTCTCGTCTCTTTCATCCCGATCTGGATGGTGGTCACAGCCTCGCTGCTTGGGGAAATAGACTTGGCTTCCCTAAAGGTGAGCATACAGATTGGACAGAGCTATCTGAAGAGATGGTGGCGTACTGTAAAAGAGATGTGGATGTCACTGAAAGATTACACGATGCGTTACTACAACAGATGAGACTGTTTGGTTTTACCAAGCACTGCGTGGATCTGGAACACAGCGTAGCGTTTATCTGTAAGGATCAGGAAGACAACGGGTTTGAGTTCAACAAACAGAAAGCTATTGATCTGTATGAAGAACTGACTACCCGTATGCACAGGATTGAGAGTGATCTACAACGTGTGTTCCCACCCATAGTGGAGGAAAGGATCAGTGATAAAACAGGTAAGAAACTCAAGGACAAAGTTACGGTATTCAATGTCGGTAGTAGACAACAAATCGCAGATCGTCTTACTAGCAAAGGTGCAGTGTGGAAGGAACTCACTCCGTCAGGAAAACCGAAGGTCGATGAGGCTACGCTTAAAAAGCAGAATGACATTCCCGAGGCAAAGATTATCCTCCGTTATCTTCTCTGTCAAAAGCGAGCGTCACAAGTTGATTCGTGGATTCAAGCAGTTGGAGAAGGTAGCAGAATACATGGGCGAGTACGTCACATTGGAGCGGTTACCGGAAGAATGGCACACTCACAACCTAACATGGCTCAAGTTCCTGCTGTAAGGGCTGAGTACGGTAAGCAGTGTCGTGAGTTGTTCACTGTTCCTGATGGTCGTGTTCTTGTTGGTGCTGATGCTAGTGGTCTTGAGCTACGTATGCTGGCTCATTATATGAACGACGAGAAATACACCAACGAGATACTCACAGGTGACATACACACAGCCAACCGTATAGCCGCAGGCTTAGACAACAGGGATGATGCCAAGACATTTATCTATGCGTTCTTGTACGGTGCAGGTGACGCCAAGATAGGTAGTATCGTAGGTGGTAGTGCTGCTCATGGTAAGAGGCTGAAGCAAGCGTTCCTTGAGAACACACCAGCACTGGCTGACTTACGTGCTGAGACTATGGCAGATGCCAAGACAGGATTTCTTACTGGTCTTGATGGTAGACGCATACGTGTACGATCAGAACACGCCGCACTGAACACACTGCTACAGGGCGCCGGCGCTGTGGTGATGAAGCAAGCCATCGTTATACTGTATGACCTACTGGAACGTGTTGACTTCAAGCTGGTCGCACAGGTACACGATGAGTGGCAGATAGAATGTAAACCAGAAGATGCAGACTTCATTGGTAAGTCTTGTGTTAACGCAATGGTATTCGCAGGCGAAGTCCTGCAACTGAACTGTCCGTTGGACGGAGAGTATAGGGTTGGTAATAGTTGGGCTGATACCCACTAGCACAATTCTATTTTATGTGGTATAATATTAGGGTAAGTTTAACTAGCAGGAGATATGCTATTATGTCTAATGAAGCACCCAACGTAATGATCAAGTGTGATTTGTTCTGGCCTAACCTGACTCACAAGAATGAGTTGGCTGGTAAGTTTACTGTTGATCTATGTAACCTTTCTGATGCCGCTGTTGTTGCGTTAGAAGATATGGGTCTTACTATTAACAACAAGGGGGATGAGCGTGGACAATTCATTACCTGCAAATCCAACAACAAGTACAGAGCCTTTAACCCAGATGGCACAGAGTTGCTCATCAAAGGCCGCACCCCACGAGATGAGATGGATGACCCAGAGTCAGGGGTTGTGGTGGGTAATGGTTCTAAAGCTAAGTGTCTCATCGGATACTACGATTGGGAGTACCTCAAGAAGAAGGGTCGTAGTGCCACACTCAAGCGTCTTGTAATTGATGAGGTTGTTGAGTACGCACCAGAAGTAGAAGAGATGGAAGCTCTGTGATACTCATTGATGGTGATATGCTGGTGTATCGTGTGGGGTTTGCCTGTGACGAGGAGAGTGAAGACGTTGCAGTGCAGACCCTAGACAACTATCTGTCTGAGATGGTTGTAGATTTATCTGACCACTACACATCCAGTATCATCTACCTAACTGGTAAGGGCAACTTCAGGGACGAGGTTGCTGTTACCCTACCCTACAAAGGTAACCGTACTGAGAAACGTGTGCCTGTTCACAAGAAACTGCTCCGTGATTTCATGGTGTCAGAGTGGAACGCACAAGTAGTTAACGGCATGGAGGCTGATGATGCTATTGCTATCAAGGCTACTGAGCTAGATCACAACGCCATCATCTGTTCGTTGGACAAAGACTTCAGACAGATTCCTTGTCCTATGTATGACTACACCAAGAAAAAAGTAAACTCAAGTTTACCTGACGATGCTATGCGCTGGCTGTATAAGCAGGCATTGATGGGCGACCGTGTTGATAACATACCGGGCATACATGGTATCGGTCCTAAGAAAGCAGACAAGATCATTGATCCTTGTACTACTGAATGGGAGTGCTACAGCACTTGTCTTACTCACTACTGGAATAACGAGTTGGATGAAGACAGACTACTAGAAAGTCTTAGCCTTCTGTACCTGTTACGATCACATGATGACAAGTATGAGAAGCCATCGGAGATTTAATAGTGGGGGCGTTATGAATCCTTTCAAATTGAGCGAGCCGTCTTGCATTAGCTTCTCAGGCGGTAGAACCAGTGCCTATATGTTGTGGCGCTTCATTGACGCTAATGACGGTCTGCCAGATGACTGCGTCGTGACCTTTGCCAACACCGGCAAGGAAGCAGAGGAGACGCTGGAGTTCGTCAGGGACTGCGGCAAGTATTGGGACGTTCCCATCGTCTGGCTGGAGTACCAGTGGGCAGAGGAGAGTAAGGACAGATGGAAGGTTGTCGATTTCGATATGGCGGCAAGGAATGGCGAGCCTTTTGAGGCGTTGATACATGCCAAGGGATACCTCCCTAACCCCGTATCAAGATTTTGCACTATCGAGCTAAAAATTCGCACTATCGCTAACTATCTCTGGTCTATAGGCCATGTAGAGAAGCGATCTCACGGCGAGAACATGGCGATAGTCGGAATCAGGGCAGACGAACAACGTCGAGCCGCCAAGATTGAGCCACACCGTAGGCCGTTGGTTGCGGCAGGCGTCACCAAAGAGACGGTAAGCATGTTTTGGGATCACCAACCGTTTGACTTAAAGCTACCAAATCGCGGCGGTGTGACCCCTCACGGAAACTGTGACCTTTGCTTTCTTAAATCTTCCGGCCTAATTAAATCTTTGGTGGAGGAGAACCCTAGCCGCGCTGACTGGTGGGCCAAAATGGAGCGCGAGGTCGCCGCATCAGGACAGACCGGCGGAGTTTGGAGGCAAGACCGACCCACTTATGGGCAGATGCAAGTGATTGCAAGAGAACAGGGTCAGCTTGACTTAGCTGGCGACGAAACCATCCCGTGTTTTTGTGGGGACTAATGATAAACCTCATGAAATATGATTCTAAGTTTGAGAAAGCAGCCCATGAGATTATGCAGGGCTGTGAGTATCATCCAGAACAACGTATCTTTTATCTTGTTCCTAAACACTACGAGCCTGACTTTGTTTACACTCACCGTGGTAAGACATGGTACATAGAAGCAAAGGGTAGGTTCCGTACATCTGAGGAGGCACGTAAGTATGTCATCATCGCAGACACACTCAGCCCGAAGGAAGAGTTGGTATTTCTCTTCCAACGAGCCAACACCCCAATGCCGGGATCACGAAGAAGAAAAGATGGTACACGCTACACAATGGAAGAGTGGGCAGAGAAGCATGGATTCCGTTGGTACACTCTTGAAACAATACCTACAGGGTGGAGAAGATGACACGACATCTAGTAATACCTGACACACAGATAAAACCTGACTGTCCTATTGATCATATGTACTGGGCAGGTAGGTACGCTTGTGCTATTAAACCAGATACGATCATACATCTAGGTGATCACTGGGATATGCCATCGTTGTCATCGTATGATGTAGGCAAGAAGTCGTTTGAAGGTAGGCGCTACTCCGCTGATGTAGAAGCAGGCAACGAAGCCATGCAGGTATTCATGGACTGCATCAGAACAGAGCAACAGCGGTTACGCAGACGTAAGAAAAAGATATGGAAGCCGCGCCTCATCTTTACTCTGGGTAACCATGAACACCGCATTGAACGTGCAGTAGAGAACGATGCCAAGCTAGAAGGACTGATGAGCTATGAAGATCTTAACTTGCGTGGTTGGGAGGTTCTTCCGTATCTTCAGCCTATCATTGTGGATGGCATTGCTTATTGTCACTTTTTTACTAGCGGTGTTATGGGCCGCGCAGTCACGAATGCAAAGCTACTGCTCCAAAAGAAACATATGTCATGCGTCATGGGACACGTACAAGATAGAGACATCGCATTCGACAGAAACGCGGCAGGAAACAGAATGACTGCACTGTTTGCTGGTATCTTTTATCAACATGATGAAGATTATCTAAACCCACAGACTAACGGATCATGGTCTGGTTTGTGGGTGTTCAACGAAGTAGACAACGGCACGTTTGATGAGATGCCTGTATCTATGTCATACCTACGGGGGAAGTACGGTGCTAACTCTTGATGAAATACTAGAACGAATAGCGTCACGCTATGATGAAGTCACTATCATGGAGGCGTTGGAGATTACATCCGAAGAGTTAGTTGAAAGGTTTGCTGACAAAGTAAACACAAACAGTTGGAAGTTTGACTTAGAGGAAGAGTATGAGCATTGATAACGCAACACCAGAAGAGTGGGACAGAGCAAGCAAGACAGTGTATGGTAAGTTGTATCATCCTAATGATCATGCCATAGACAAACAAGTAGGAGGTAATCACTACAGCAGATACGTTATACAACCAGTAGACTTCATCATTGCTAACAAGTTGGATTGGTGTGAAGGTAATGCAATTAAATACATTACGAGATGGAAGGACAAGAACGGAGTAGAAGATATCAAGAAGGCTATCCACTACCTAGAGATATTACTGGAGCGCGTAGAGAATGAAGATAGTCGAAGGTAACTTTGGAAAGAAAGAAGACCAAGATGATATCAAGACATCTGAGTTTCTTGCTTTGCTGTCAGCAAGGAGCTTAGGGTACGAGGAAGAAGAAAGACCAATCAAGTGTGTTGTTATTATGTATGAAGATGGTGAAGTGTTTGAAGTCACTGCTACCGAACAATACCCAGATGGTGTATACTTTCTTCTTGGATTGGCACAAGCCGCAATACTTAATGAAACTTTAGGGATAACTTAATGGATGCATACCAACAATACATACACAAGAGCCGTTACGCACGTTACCTGCCAGAAGAGAAGCGTAGAGAAACTTGGGAAGAAACAGTCAACCGCTACATCAACTACTGGGTAGATCGTGCTAACCTCAACGACTTTGAGGTGTCAGAGATATTCAAAGCTATACATGATCTAGATGTCATGCCGTCTATGCGAGCACTGATGACCGCAGGAGAGGCACTGGATCGTGACAACGTAGCAGGGTTTAACTGTAGCTACCTACCCATAGACCACCCCAAGGCGTTCGATGAGATGATGTACGTTCTCATGTGTGGCACAGGTGTGGGGTTCAGTGTTGAACGGCAGTACGTACAGAAATTACCAGAAGTAGCAGAGGAGTTCCATGAAACCGATACAATTATTAATGTGGCAGATTCGAAGATCGGATGGGCGAAATCGTTTAGGGAGTTGGTATCACTGTTGTATTCAGGTCAGGTTCCCAGATGGGACGTTAGCAGAGTACGACCTTCAGGTTCCCCGCTCAGGGTTTTTGGAGGTAGAGCATCGGGTCCAGAGCCTTTGCTCGAACTGTTTCGATTCACAGTGGACCTCTTTCGGGGAGCGTCTGGGAGAAAACTTAGCTCCATTGAATGTCACGATCTTTGCTGTAAGATTGCTCAAATCGTCGTTGTCGGAGGAGTCAGACGATCAGCACTCATCAGCCTCAGTAACCTCACAGACGATAGACTCCGAAGGTGCAAACACGGGCAGTGGTACGTTGACGAACCCCAGCGAGGACTAGCGAATAACTCAGCGTGTTACACAGAAAAACCAGACTTTGAGGCATTTCTAAATGAGTGGACCAGCTTATATGAATCAAAAT